GCAGACAGGCAAAACAAACACGATCATGGTCGGTACCGCATGGCGATACGTCCATCGACCACTGCCGGGATTGTGGGTGATGCCGTCCGAGGATCTCGCCCGTAGCTTTTCGCAAACCCGATGGCTTCCAATGGTGGACGATTGCGCCCCGCTTCGCGCCCTCAAGCATCCCAGCCCACGCAAAATCACCGCGCTCTCCCAAGACTTCACCGCCGCCGGCCTCGCGTTCGTCGGCTCCAACTCACCCGCCAATCTCGCCTCTCGCCCGTGCGGGTTGCTGGTGATGGATGAGGTGGACAAGTTTGCCACTCAGCGCGGCAACGAAGCCAGTGCCCTCCAGCTTGCCGAGAACCGCACCAAGTCATTTACTAACCCTCTTCGCGTCAAGACCTCGACGCCCACTGTGGACAGCGGGACGGTATGGCAAGAATTTCTTCGCACCGATCAACGCTATTTCATGGTCCCATGCCCGCATTGCAGCGAGCTAATCAAGCTGGAGTGGTCGCAAGTGCGTTGGTATGCCAAGGAGCGCAAGGAGGACGAATGGGACAAGGCGCGGGTGAGGGTGACGGCGCACTACGAATGCCAAGAGTGCAAAGGCAAGATCACCGATAGCCACAAGACGAAAATGCTTCGCGGCGGGAAATGGATTGCCACCAATCCAAACGCAGAGCCGGGGCGGGTTGGGTATCACCTTAATTCTCTTTATGCCCCGTGGCGCTCCTGTGCTTTTGGGACTCTGGCGGTGAAATGGCTAGACGCCCAAACCGACACTTCCATCCTTCAAGACTTCTTCAACTCGACCCTCGCGCTACCGTGGGAAGAACGAAGCGCAACCGTGAAGGACGAGGATATTCTAAGCCTCCGCGCACCGTATCGACTCGGCACCTGTCCCGTCGATGACCCTGCCTATATCTCAATCGGCGCTGACCCCGGCGAGAAATCAACGCACTACGTTGTAACCGCCGTGGAGAAAACAGGCGAGGCGTGGGTGATTGATTACGGTGAAGTCATCGCCCCCGAGGACTTGCTCAAGCTTGGCAGTAAACAATACCTGACGCCATCGGGAAAGACCGTGACCATCTCAGGCGGGCTAATTGACTCTGCATGGGCAACTGATCGAATCTATAAAATCTGCGCCATGTCCGGCGGTAAACTCTGGCCAACAAGGGGCAATGACAAAGCATTCGGCACGTTCAACCAATCCCAAATCAACGATTGGCCGGGACTCATGCTGACCAGCTACGTGGACTTCCGCCTCAAATGCGCTCTCTGGCTTGACCGAGTGCAAAAAAAGCTCCCGCCCCTACTTCACTTCCCCGAGGACATCGGCCCGGACTTTATCATGGGGCTTTCAGGAATGGCGCTAATTATGGCAAAGCACAAACGCCAGCCGTTGATGTGGAAGAAGCTGGCGCATGACCACTACGCCGACGCTCTGAAGCTCTCAGCGGTGCTTAGTTGGTGGCTGGTGGCTCATCAGTTCGGGGCGAGTCCGCCGGAAGCGGAGGAGGATTGATCCTTTCTTGGCCTTCCGCCCTTCTTCCCATTCTCCTTTGCGGCTTTCGCCTTAGCCTCAGAGGTCACTCGACCCCCAAGGCGTCCTAGTTGCTGTGCGGCTTTGTTTTTCATTTTGAATAGATAAATGCCACTATTGCCGTGACCAATGGCTAAAACAGCATTGATTGGCTTGGCATCAAGATTGCGGGTCCATCGTCATACCTTGAGTGTTGACTTTTAGGGTAAGGCTGGATGATTGGGTATTGCAGCTTTGATGCCATGATTCGGCGTTGCTTTTTGTTGCCAACAAACTGAAAGTATCGGTGCTTTTCCATCGGAGGAACCATTGCAATGCCATTCTCCTTTGCCCATCGAGTAGGATCGGTGATGCCTTTATCTCGCAGTGTCATTGGATGCGTTCGCTTTCCGTCCACTATGTAGGCCTTATCATGGGATTTCGTTGACCCTGTGTATAGCCAGTTTGTAGCTTGGTAAACAATCCCACTGTGACCATACTCTGTGTCGGCGTATGACACTACAGCGCAGGGTGATTCCAGCATTTTTAAGCTATTACCAACAAGGAAAGATGCTGCATTTTTTTGTTGGGTTTGAATAACGAGCCGCGCCAGTTCAAAAAGCTGGAAGTCTCGAGCACTAAAGGCGTGCTTTTGAATTGGTGGGGATGGTTGCCCGTAAACGCAAACGCCCTCAATCATGCCACTAATCTCCAAACCAAATCCAGCCCAAAAGATTGATGGTCGGCGTGAATAGTGCTTGAACTTTACCCATTGCTCACACTCTACTTTGCTAAGTTTTACGACATTCATTTCAATTCGAGGTTGTGGGTTTGTTTTAGCCATTCTAAGGCTTCTTCTTTAGTTGTGAATGAATCTACACCCAAAAGAGCGTTGCGCCCCACTCGGATTCGATAGCCGCAACAGGCTTGGGACCAGCGAACTGATATTTTACCAGAAAGTATTTCTTCGCGTTGCGCTGCAAGGTGTTTTGAGTGTGCTGCCTCAATAGAGTTGCTTGGTATTAACCGGAATGAGGGGCTCATAAATTGGTTTTAAGTGCTTATTAGTTGTTCGCTTGATTGCCCGACCCGGCCATTTCCTGAAATCGAGCCATATCGGCAATTGACGGGCCAAAGCCTTTTTGTGCCTCAATGCAAGCGCGTCGCATTTCATCCGAACCTGTGATATTGCGAAGGCGGGAAAGTTCAATAAGAAGGGCGGATGTTACGGGTATTGTTTTCATGTTTTTGAATCGTTCGTTGTTTGACTGTCGAAATAATAATAACCCAAGCGGTTCGGTTGTAAAGAGCAAATGTGAATTATTTTTTGACTCCCTCGCAATGTCGATGGCAAACGCCGACATTTGGGTCCGAAAATTGGTCAAATACTTTACCACCGCTGAGCTAGAAGCGGCGGAACTGGCGATATTGCAAGCGGAAGCGGGGCGGATTCAGGATGTGGTTCAAATCACCAGTCAATCCTCCCGCGCCGGAAGCGCAACAGGCATCAGCATCAGCCCCGAAGAACGGGCGACATGGCTTCGCCGCATTGAGGAAGCCCTTCACGAACTCGCTGGGACCACCGACTTTAACGACAAGTGGTTTGCCCAAGACTTTTCAACCCGCAACTTTTCCACATGAGCAGAACACGACGAGGAAGAAAAGCAGGCGGCGCAGCGGGCATCAACGCGCTGACCAATTTTGACGCCGCCCAATACTCCCCGCGCCGCGCTTGGGTGAATTGGGGGACGCTCGACACATCGCAAGAGCTAACCGGCGGCGATAGGCTCACCATTCTCCGCAAAGCTCGCAAGATGTATGCGGATGTCGGGCTTGCTCGCCGCATCGTGAATGGCGTGGCAAACCTTGTCGGCTATCTCAAGCCACAAGCCGCGACTCCAGACCGCGAGTTTAACCGGATGGCTGAAGAGCTTTTTGAGGAACGCGCCGGCACTCCATTTGTGTTTGATCGCGCTGGCAAAATGGACTTTTTCCAATGGCAGATTGCACTGACCCGCCTCCGCATCAAGGACGGCGATTCGCTTTCCGTCCTAAGCTCAACCGAAAGCGGAACCGCTCGCATCATCTTTTATGAGTCCCACCAAATCGACAACGGAAAAAGCAAGGCCACCCAAGACGGCGTGTTTCTCGACAAATTCGGGCGACACCTCGCATACAACCTCGTTGACGTTAATGACCCCAGTAAGGCGTCAAGCGTTGCGGCGAGCGATGCAATCTTCTATGCCGATTTTGAGCGGCCTGGACAAGTGCGTGGAATATCCGCACTCGCTCACGCCCTAAACAACATTCAAGATCAGGCCGAAATCACCGCCGATGTTAAGCACGGTATCAAAATGGCCAATCAGGTGGGCTTAGTCCGCACCATGAAAGGCGGCAACGGGCCACAAGGATTCGCGTCCGCAGTCACAACCAAAACCAGCGGCGGAAGCACAATCAACGTCGAGCAGATGCGCGAGGGCGGAATGGTGGCACAACTCAACGAGGGCGAGCTGCTTTCAGTTTTGCACGATGGACGCCCGCACCCGAATCAGATGATGTTGCTTGAATGGCTTGTGCGCGACATCGCTTGGGGCGTGGGGCTTTCGCCTGAAGTGTTGTGGGACTTAGCAAAGCAAACCGGACCAAGCCAGCGGTATTTGATGGCCGAAACCCAACGCTGGATTGAGCATGAGCAGGCGAGACTCAAGCAAGCCTGCCAACGGTTCTACACCTACTTTATCGCCAAAGCCGTCAAGAATGGCGAGCTTCCACCACCTCCGCGCAACTGGTGGTGGGCTGAATGGATTCCGCAAGCAGACTTGACCATCGACAGGGGCCGCGAAGGACGGCTTGAGCTTGAGCAACTAGAGTCTGGGGTAATGAGTCTTAACGACTACCACGCACGCAAGGGACGCGATTGGGAAAGCGTGGAGATGCAGAAGGCGCGGGAGATTTTACGCCGCCGCGAAATTGAGCAGGAGATGGGACTCGACGAGGGCGCGCTGGACGGATTCAAACAAAAGCAACTAGACATTCAGGAGGACCAAAATGAAAACATGGTATCAGATTCAAGCGAAGAAGGATAAGCCCAAAGCGGCAGACATCAGCATCCACGACGAGATTGGACTGTGGGGCATCTCCGCATCCGCATTCATGCGCGACCTTCGCGGCATGGGTGAGTTGGATGAGATCCACCTTTCCATCCACTCCCCGGGCGGCGATGTGCTGGACGGGTGGGCGATCTACAACTCACTCAAAAACTCGAAAGCAAAGATCACGGCACGGGTTGAAGGTCTTGCCGCTTCAATGGCCTCCGTGATTCTCATGGCCGCTGACACGGTGGAAATCCCCGAGAACGCTTATGTGATGATTCACAACCCTTGGGGGCTGGCAATCGGAGACGCTGACGAAATGCGCGACACTGCCGACCTGCTCGACAAACTCGGCAACGGGCTTGTAAATGCCTAC